TTTTAGACTCCATCTTAATAATAGTTTCTTGATTTGCTGTAATAGTGTCTGTTAAAGATAATACATATCTTACCGATGTAAATGTTCCTGCTATAATTGCTGCAACAACAGGAACAATTACAATATTCTTTTTAAACCACTCTAATTTACTTTTAGGTTTCTTCATTACTTATAAAAACCTTTAAAGACCCAATTAACCCATTTGTCCCATAGAGTTTTTATCTTATTCCAAATAGATCTGACTACCCACAAAATTTGTTGTTTAATTTTTTCTAACATTTCCATCTCCTTCTAGCTTGTCTTAACCTTGAATTTGGATCTTTAGCTGCTTTTGGAAACTTCTTCATTTGGCCAGCACTTCTAGCACAATATGATTTACGCCTATTTGCAGCCTTAGAACCTTTTTTTACTTTACCTGTAACAGCAGTTTTTAACCTAGATCCAGGATTATCTCTCCTGTATTTAGCAACACCAGCTGCTGTCATCCCCGCTCCACTTTTAGTAGAACGAAAATATTTTTTACTTCGTGGAGGCATTACATCGCCTCCACGTTTTAAATTTAAAAGCTCTAGTGTATACTTAGTAACTTCCATCAAAAAATACCGTTACACTATCAAAACCTGAACTAATATCAATGTAGGCTCCGTTAGGGTATCTTATTCCTTCATCAGGAATGTAAGGATCTAGGAAACCAGCTGCAGCAGGTGCATCTAGTTCTAATCTTTTATCCCCTGATTGAGATGTATTTCTTATGATCATAGCTCCAGCTGTTGAAGCGTTTGAAACTCCATGCATTCCTCTAACTCTTGTAGCTCCTGCAAAAACGATTCCTTGTGTTGTAGTTGTTGCAGTAAATCCAGCTGATACTGCAGTTATCGCAGCATCAAACTCAATTTTAGTTACTGTTAGAAAAGCAGTGGATCCAGTTACTGTATTGGCATTAGGTCCTGTTGCAATTGTTTCAGTTGCAGCATCACCATTTTGGTCAGTTCCAGTAATTGTAAATCCAACAGATGCATTGTTAGAAGCGGAAGTTAAAGTAACAGTAGTCGCCATGTTTGAACCATCGTTTACCGAAGTTCCAGTAAGAACTAACTCACCTGAAGCACCAATAGTTTGTACAGCAGCGATTGCTGTCGTACTAGCTGTAACTGCTTTAAACATTTTCGCCTGTATACTCGTACTTGACATATTTTCTCCTTATTGGTCTCGGTGGGTATTGAGATCAAAAAGTCTCAAAGTTTCCCACCAAGATAATTAATTGTTACGCTGCAAATGCAAATGCACCTGTAGTAGCATCTGCCGCTCCACCTAATTTAGTAGAGATAGTCCAAACACCATCTTCAAAACATTGGAAAGCAATCATACTTCCTGTTGTTAAAAGATTTGTAGCTGCATCAGCAGGAGTGAAAACTAATTGTCCTTCACCTGCAACTGATTTATCAAAAGCTACTTCTGCTGCTGCTCTTGATTCAATTAATGAACCTGTAGCCCAAGCATCTGTACCATTAGCATTGAAAGTTAAAGTTGCAGTTCCGCCAGCTGTGTCTTTAGCTTGAACGTAAACACAAATTAATCCACTAAATGCTGCTGGTAAAGCTGCTGCACATGCTGCAGCTCCAGTGTAGTTTACAACTGAAACAATTCCATCTGCTAATGAAATATTAGAAGCCGTTGCTGTGTCGGCGTAAGTCATACCTGTTATATCTGGTAATCCAGCTGCTTGTCTTGTAACGAAAGCACCTGTTACGTTATTTTTTACTGCCACTTCGAAACCGTTTTGGGATCGTACTGGACCTGTAAATGTTGTATTTGCCATAATTTTTTCCTTTTCTATAGTTTGTGATGCATAGTCTCTATAGCGTCTGCCTAGCCAGTCTACACACCTATTTTTATTCTAGGTCTTTTCATTATACATAAAAAAAGGGGCGATGTGAACACCGCCCCTTCAATTTCTAATACTGATAATTAGTATTAGCTAGTAGGTAATTTACCGTTACCAAATACACATCTTGGATCAGAAAATCCAAAAGAGTATCTTTCTCTAGCTTTAAATCTAACGTTTCCAGTATCGAAGTCACCTTCCATAGCAGTTTTAATTGGGCTTCTTACGAAGTGTTTAAAACCGTTTGGTGCATCAGTTAACAAGAAGAATGAGTCTGTGTCAGTTAAGAAGTTATTAACTACATAACCTTGAGGAACCATTCCCATGTTAGCTATTGCGTTGATGTCGTTATCTGCAGTGCCGACTCTTTGAGGAGACTTCATCAATCTTTCCGCTGTAAATTGTAATTCTTTTGGAAGTACCATTTTAACACCGTTAAGGGCGATTTTTAGTCCTCTTTCATCAACGAAAGATTGGATATCAATCAGAGATTGTTCCAATGACGTTTCGTTAAGGTCAGCTGCTGTTGCTAAAACATTCGAGAAAGTTCCGCCAGTTGCTAATGGGTGTGAAGCATTGATTAATGATACTCCGTCACCACCAGTTACTGTTGTTACTTGCGCGTTGTTTAAAACTGCTGCAGCTTTAACTTGTTTTGTGTTCGACATAGATCTTGCAAGAGCTCTTGTGTATCTTGCTGCTAATCTGTCGTACAAGTTATCTTCGATAGCTTCTTCTGTGATAGAAAATGCTAAAGCGATTGTTTCGTGCGTGTATCTAGCTGTGAAAGTTTCACCTGCTGTATCAAACACTACTCCAGCACCTTCTTGTTTAGTTGGTGCAGAAGCGAAACCGCTTAACATTACTTCTTCTTCAAAAGCTCTGTCAGATGTTTCAGAAGGGAAAATCTGTGCGTGTTGATTTTCGTATCTGTTGTATTCCAAACCGAATAGTGCATTCAGGCCTGGTTCTAGTTCTTTAACTAGCTGTGCTCGTGATATGGCCATTATGCTATTCCTGTTCTGCTTCTATATTGGTGGTGGTTTATTCTCACCAAAATATTAGCGTTTGATGTTGCTGTATCAGAATTTGTAGGATCCTGTGAAATATCAATTGCTTGTAGCACAAAAGATATTGTTGTTCCTGAATTTGATACATCGAGTTGAGTTTTTGATAACCCTGTTTGAGTTACACCTGTTGTATTGTTAACAGCGTAATTCTTATACAAGTCCGCTCTTGTAAATGCTTCATCAGCATCTATTAAGAACACCGCGTCTGGGTCATCTACAACAAAAGCTGTTATATCACTTGCAGCAATACCACCTGGGTAGAAATTACTGAAAGTAGGCTTTTGAGTAGTAGGATCTGTGTAAAAACAACCGTTAAAAACACCCACAACAGCTGTAGATAAGCCAGCATCATTCGCAGCTGAATATCTTTCGATGTTACCAGTACCTACGGGTACTACTAAATCACCTTGGAAGATCGCAGTTGCGTATGAACTTGCTATCGTATATCTGTTTTGGGCTCCAACTAAAGGTGTACCGTCTAGTTTTCTGTACGGTCTTAGACCGAACTTTTCACTTACGTTTGCCATAGTTTGTTTCCTTTATATTTATTTTTAACAATTAGTAGTTACTTATCTGTGGGTAGATATTACTAAATAATTAGCTTTTATTTCTACCACCAAAGGTAACTCTACTTTGCCTATCAATATTGATTGGCATTTCGGGTCGTTGTTCCTTCATTAGATCGTTATCTACCGCGTTTATTTGATCTTGAGTAATTCTTCTGAAATACTCAGCGCGAGATTTTAAGATCTCTTCAGGTATCCTTGCCAACACAAGGCCTCCAATTCCTATACACCCTTCATATTGTCCCTGTTTAACGATTGGATATTTGTGTATATCAGGAGAATTTTTCATCTCTTCTGCTCTAACAAACTCCCAACCTTCTCTAAGTTTCTTTGTTACGTTAGCCGTATCATCAAAACCAGCCACAGAAATTCTTATCCAACGATGGCTAAAACCCTGTGGGGCAGGTGGTGCATCCAAACTGGATGGTGGAGCCCAGCTAGTTTTTTGCATATTTGCTTTTCTACTATCTGACTCGCGTGAGGTTCTTTTGTTTTCTTTGTTATCCATTTGCATTCTCCTTCACGTATTTTGCGTACTCCTCTAGTGGCACTCCTAATTTTTTAGCAATAGCTATTTGTGAACGAGTGAGTTTCACTGATCTGCGTCCGCTTTGGTTTCTTTGGGCAGAAGCAACAGTCTGGACGGGTTTCTTTTGCTCCTGTTTTTGACCAAATTTATGAGGAAAATTTTCCACCATAACTTTGTCTATCTCATTATAATACTCATCACTCTCTGCGTCAAACCCCTGGTCTAACAAATCTTGATGAGTTTGAAACGCAGCACTTGTCATAATCCTATCTGTGCCAAACCATTCATTCTTTTCCGCCCAACCTTTTGCTCTAGGGGATGGTTCTGGGTAAGATGGACTTTGAGGTATTTGCGTTTCTTGAGTCTGTTTTTGAGCAGAAGTGTTAGCTTCTACTTCACTAGCTGACATTTTAGCTTTTTCAGCTTCAACTGCTAAGGTTGCCATTCTAGAATTAGCTTCTGCAATCTTATCTGCATCTTGTTCAGCGATTGCATTTTTTAAAAGATCTTTTACTTTAGCTTGTTCTGCTTCAACTCTAGCAGAATATTGTTCAACATAACCTTTAGTTGTTTTGTTGAATCTTCCATTAAGCTCATCTAGTTTTTTCTGCACACCTTTAGCATAATCTACAGCTGCTTTTTCTTTTCTTTCAGCTTCTCTGTATCTTCTAGTTAGCTTATCAATTCTTTTTTTAACAGAGTCAGAATAATCAGCTAAATCAGGTTTTGATTCTTCAGATTTTTCTTCTCTTATTTCTTCGACTTTAATTTTTTCAATACCTTCAGGTTTATCATCGTGTTTAGTATAACCTAAATCAACTTCTTCCCTTGGTAGTTCGGGTTCAGCAGTTTCAACTTTTTCTTCTTTGACTTCTACTGATTGTTCTTGAATGCCGTCTGTATCTAATTCAACTTCTGGCGATTTTTTTACTTCTTCGTTTGTTTCCATAGTAGCTCCTGTTTTTTTTGCGTATGTGATTAGTATGCGTGCAAGATATCCTCTGGATTATTAATCTTAGCGATTATCTCGTCATCGTTTAGAATACGAACTTCTCCGCCTTCTATTTTAAATCTAGACCCTGCGTAACGTCCAAAAATTATCCAATCACCTTTTTCACACCAAGGTCCGTTGGGAAATTTTGATTCGTCTTTGTAGGCCTGATCTCCGACTTTCAATACATATGCACATACGGTTGTCATTTGTATTGTGTCTTGAGTTGTGTCCGCAAGATAAAGACCTCCTTTAGTTTTTTTAGGCCCTGCGTAAGGCAAAACTAAAAGTCTGTAACCAGTTGGAGATGGAAGTCTGTCTAAAAGATCTTTATTACTTTCAACAGATTTTGCATCAAGCCTAGTTTCTTCGATTTTATCTTTGGATTTATAGTTGTCTAATAATGCTTCGGTACGGTTAGGTATTTCCGTCTTCGAAACTTCTGAGTTCTTTGTCATTTAGCTCCTGTTGTTTTTCCTGCAGGTCTTTTAGATCCTGTAGCAAGGACTCTATGCCCTTGATCTGTCCTCTAATATAGTGAAGATCATTCGTATTGTCAACAGAGTACACTAAATTGTCTTTTAAAGTCTCAACTCTTTTATTCGCCACTCGTCTAACTATTCCGTAATCTATATCAGCCATTTTTTTCTAATAAAATTTTGTTGTTGCCCACTTCTATTGTTTTAAAACCCCAATTTTCTAGTATGTGAGCTACTTGATCCATTTTAAATTTAGGATGATCATCAAACACAAATCTAGTATTAGGTGCTGATCTATTTGCAAACCATACAGCTTCTGTGATGACATCTTTAGTCATATGTGGACCATCAAAATGTACAAAAGCATACTTCTTGTCTGAATATTCTGGAATCATCATAAATTCAGTATCTTTTATAAGAGCAACAGTAAATTTCCCTTGATTGCGATACCATTTAAAATCGTTAAGCATTGTATCTCTCATTTGATCTGTGTAATCACAAGTATATTCACCTGTATTATCGTAATGTTGGTATTTTAAATTACCATAAGGATCTACACCAATATGAATGTAATTATTCTTAATATTATCTAAAATTATTTTTGTACCAAGGCCTTCTCTTACACCTATTTCACAAGAATTATATCCTTGGCAATCAAAATCAGACCATTTTTCTAGTAAATTGTACTCGCTGCTGTCTCCTTTAATCATAAAAACTCGAGTTGAAAGAAATTATTATTTTCCTCCGTTGTTTTATTGTTTTTAACTATTTGGTGCCACATCTCTCAAATTATTTGCTTGAATATACGTAACTGTTACAGTTGCTTGACCTGTAGTTGATGTTGTTCCTACTGTTATAAGAGTAGCAGTTACTTGCGTATCTTCATCAACACGATCCATATTATCAAAGGCCGAACTTTGTTGTGTGTGGTCTGCCGCAGCTTTAGCATTTTGAGCCGCAATATAAAAAGCTGCTGTTGCTCCACCTGAATCAGTTTTACCAACCGACATAGTCGCACTAGTTCCTGCGTCACTGGCTATTGCAAAACGCATTAGTACTTCTACTATTTGTGAATTCTTAGGTATTACACCTACGTTGTAAGTATTTGTTCCAGCTGCTACTGCCATACTAATCATTATCGACTGAGTCATAGCTACTTGACCTGTATTTTTTACATTTTTGCCAAGTATTGTTCCTGTTGTGTTTAAGATCGTTCCAGCTTTAATAGGTCCTGAAAATGAAGTTGTTGCCATATTATTTTTTTCCGTTTTTAAATATTTGTGTACCCTTTATACCAAAAATACTCGCAACTACAAGTATCCATAAATTAGTGAACCATTTCGGAAGCGACTGGAAATACTCGAAAAACAATTTTACCTTCTCCATCGCAGTTGGATCATCCGACATAACTGCCCACATTAACACAATAATAGGCGCCGAAATTATAATAAGTACAAATTCGTCCTTATAGTCGTTTTGTCTCGCTTCAAGTAGTTTGCCTTGGTAAGCTTCCTCACCTCGGGCCATTTTTTCTGCATGCATTAATTGTGCATCAGACATAGCCATCTTAGTCTTCTGTTTATTCGCGTAAATTTTGCTTCCTGCTTGTAAAGCAATTTTTGCTAAACTAAACCAAGCCATTATTTAACTCCTGTAAATTTCATACCTTTGATAGCAGCACCTGCTCCTCTGATACCATCAGGTCTATGAGGACAAACCATTTCACCACCATCATTAAATTTAAAATACCCTTGTCCTGTTTTCATTTCTTTTGCTTTTAATTTATTTTTTCTTTTTTTCTCCATTAAATCTCTAGCGATTTGTTTTGTTCCTCTAAGTCCTTGAACAACAACTTGCATGATTGGTTTTTTCTTACTTCCACTACTTAATTTAACGGGGGGAACTTGAGGGTTAGGGCCTCTTAATGGAGGAGGCCCTGATCTTTTGCCAGAAACTTTGTAAGGCGCATCGTTCATTATTATCTCGTTTTAGGGTTTAATTTAACCTTTAATATTCTTGCAGCTTCTCTTACATCTTTTAAAGTAGGCCTAGCTTCAGTTTTATTCTTATTTGCTAATTTGTATACGTCTTTTATATTATATGTTGTTTCGTCAAAATCTACAGCCACACCCTTATTAGCTTTCATCATTTTACCAGGTTTCATCTTCTCATCTTGTAAACCTTGTCCTCTGCCTTTTGCTTTTTCAGCTTTAAGTACAGCGAAATCTTTTCCGTCAATTTTATTTGGTGGTGGAGCTTTAGCAGCAATTACTTTTTGTTTTGGTGATAGTTTAACAGCATTACCTGTTTTGTATCTCATCATACCACCGCCCATTTTTTTATTATCTTTTTTAATATTAGAACCTATACCAATTCCAGCGCCAAACATTCCAGGTTTACTCATAAAAGCTTTACCGATACCTGTAACAATTTTACCTACTGGTGATCTTTTTAAAACTGATGAAGCAGCTTGTTTAATAAGGTTACTGCCTTTTATACCAGACAATCGCATTCTTCTTTCAACGAAAGATTTTGATGTTGGTTCAAGTGTAATATTTTTGGTCTTACCCATAACAGCTTTATACTCGCCTAATTTAGTTGGCTTTATAAATTGTCTATACTTATTTTCTAGTCCTAGCTTTTTGCTCATTTTGCTCCAATTTCTGACGAGCGATG